ACATCTGCAGTATCAGCAAAAGTAAATACTTTAGTGCTTGGGTTAAATAATAAACTATTCTCCCCTGATACTAATAAGTCTGTATTACTACCTGCATCTGGTTGTACTACTAATGGAATGCCATAGTTTTGATTTGCAGCAGTGCTTGTTAAAAGTATTTTATCTGAACCTGTAACATTTCCATCTACATTAGCACCTGCTACATAAGAGGCAGTTGTTGCTATATCAGCATTACCAGTTAAATCACCAATAAACTCTGAAGCACTAATGTAGCTTGAAGCTGATATTGGAAGGTTTGATGTGATTAGATTTTGGGTAGGATTTATAACTAATAAATCCCCTGAATCACCTGAACCACTTGTAAAAGCAATAATCCCATCTACTCCAGATTCTGGTGTGCTTTTGAAGTTAAACCCATCACTATCTGATTCAATACTTAGTCTTCCAAAAGAACTACTAAATCTAGCATAGTTACTTATCCCAGCAGTATAATATACTTCAAGATTTGGTGTTCTGATTACATTATCTGTTGTAGTTAATCTAATATCTCCATTAGCTGTATCTCCAGCATTTAATACTTCTTGTAAAGTAGGGTCTATTACATTTAAAGCAAATGAAGCAGTTGTTGCAAAAGAAGCACTTGCTACATTATCTACTGTTACTTGTTCTGTTGTACCATCACCCTGTGTAAATGTGATTGTTGCATCACTTACACTTGATGAAGTGTAAAAACTACCTGTATCAATAGGTATTACATTTTCTGCAAATGAAGCTGTTAATGCTTGTGTTGCAAAAGATGCTGTTACTGTTAAGTTGTCAACATCTACTCCTAAACCATCATTTACTTCACTACCTGATATCTGTAACAAATACTGAAATGATTCTGAAATGTGTAAGTTAGTTAAATCTCTTCCCATATTATTCTACGTTTGAACCCCAAGGGTATTGTTTATAAGCTGAGTTAGTTACACGAAGTCCTGCTTCTTTAGCCCATTTGTAGTTACCTGCTTGTTTAACGTTTCTGTTAAATACAATAGGTGAACGATATTGAGTGCTGTAATCAGGGTTCTGTTCGTATGCTTTGTTGTTAGTGTTAAGTTCAGGAAATGATGCTTCCTCTTCTGAAATGTATTGTGATAGCTTTTCTGCGTAGAACTCCATTTTATTTTCTACACTTTGTCTTTTTACATTGTATAAGCTTCTATCTACTTCAATACTATTTTCACCACCTGTAGGAGTTAATAATCCGTTGTTACGTGGTCTTATATAAATGGCCTCTAATGATTCATAGTAGGCCGCATATAATAGGAAGTCTTGTAAATAATCGTCTACTAACGTTTTATAAACGCCAGTTAATGTGCTACCATCAATATCACTTAAAATCTTATCATATAGTTTAGTTCCGATGATTCTTTGTAAGTGGATATCTTGGGCTTCGCGTATCGCATTTTTGATTAAAGCAGTATCTAGCATATCGTTTACGTCAGTAAACTCTCTAAACTTTGCTTCTGATAAGATAAATGTTGTTGTCATACTAATGGAAGTTCAGTTATTGGTTCATTTATTGCCTCACCTTGTGCTTCTTTATCTGCTTTCTCGATTTCAGCCTCTAATCCAGCATCATCACCTATTTCAGCATCAATAGAAGTTACAACGTCAGTTTCTTCTTCACCGTCATTAAATAGCTTAAGTTGTTGAACACCTAAAGTAATGTCCATTTGATATTTCGCTTCTAATAACGTTTCAAAAACGCTTAATATATCTTGTTGATAAGGGCGAATAACTGTGTTAACCAACAGTAAATACGCATCTATCATCTCATCTCTACCGCCTAGTTGTCCTGATGTTTTAATACCTAAAAGCATAGGAGAAGTAATACGGTGAGCAGTTAAAATCTTTTGAGTTACCATATCGTTTACATTTGTATAGTAACCATCAGCACCATTTTGTGGGATTGGAGTAATCACAGGTGCGTTTTCTGGGCTATCAACATCAATATACATCAATGAACCAGCATTATTGCTTCCTTGATATTGTAGTTGTAGCATTCTTTCAATAGCTTCCCTTTCCTCCTCATCAGCGCCTGTAAACGTTGTGATTTGAAGTGACGGAGCTAAGCCATTTTTAATATTGTTTATGTGGAAGTTATCTACTTCTGTATCTAAATCGATTACCCTTAAAGCACCTACATAATCAGGTAGTGGGTAATACTTCATTCCTGGTCTATATGGATTGAAAACATAGATTTGTCTTGCTTCAATCTCTGCTGTTTTAGGATTGTATACAGGAAGGTAAGGGATATCTTCTACATTCTTTTGACCATAACGGTATTGTGTATCCCATTCGTCAAAAATATAGTATCCTGGGATTTGTCCTCTGTAGTTTTTTTCTTTTGCTCTTAGATATGAATAGTCAATATGGTAAAACTCAACTGGCTTAGTTCTAGCTTTATTCCATATTACTTCAATAGCAAATCCACCATACAACTTATAGTCTTGAGCTACTTTTTTAAATAAATCATTCCAACTTTCATCATCACTATTTGCGTTATCTAACACAAACTCTGGTTCTGCGATAAGTCCTTCACCTACAATGCCATCCACAATAGCGTTTACACAGGTATTGTGAATAGAGGAGTTATTATATAGTTCAATAAGTTGATTTGGGAATGAGTTATACTCACCAAACTTAACGTAATCTTTCCCTTTTTCTTCTTTTACGTTAACTCTAGAACCTAAGTCTTTGGTGATATTTGAAAACTTTAGTTTATCCATTGTAAGTTGTGTATTTGCCGTTTTCGTTTGACGATACATAGCTTGTTATGCTACTTTCATTTGAGCCTGAAATATAAGCTCTATCTGAGTATAATAAATCTTGTAATGTGATAACTTCTTCCCCTACACTATTCCACTCGTCAGTCTCATTTATCCAAGTTTTAGATGCTTGAATCCAAGTAGCTTGTTGTGTTACTTCATCAGCAGTATAAAGTTCAATATCATATTGCCCACTGTTAGCTGGGACAACTGAACCACTATTAGTTAAAGTTATCCAGTTTCTAGAAGCAGTAGGTAATGAATCAGCTATTACATCAAATGTTCCACTTGATTGGTCAAACGATTGAGAATAAGCGATTTTTAGAGTATCATAGTATCCTGAACCAGTATTAACTGTGTCAAGATAAACAGCATTTTTATTAGTCGCTTCTGATTTATTAAACTGTAGCATAAAGTTATCAAATAAAGATTAAGGGGGCACGTTCAAATCGACGAAACCCCCTTTATCCTATGTTATTTTATTTGTTAGGCACCCGCTGGGACGGTAATACCTTCTACAACGTCGTTTAAGCTTCCTGAAAGTTCAGAAGCAGGTTCTGGTTCTTGACCAGTGAAGGTTAGTGTGTAGCCGTTCAAATCTCCAAATGCGGTTCCAGTAGCACCAGTTCCGTTTAGAAGTTGAACACCATTTTCCTCACCTAATAACCAGTATCTACCAACATTGTCTTGTGAACCGTTGTTAGTTTCTACGATGATTTTTAAGTCAGGATTTTTAGCTAATACTCTAACTTGGTTACGAGTAGCGGATTGTAACTTGAAGAATACTGCGTTAACAGTTTGTTCATAGAATACAGTTCCGTTTTCAGGTGTTGAGTTGATAGCTTCAGTGAAATCTGAAGTTTGTCTAAATAACTCATACTTGAAAAACTCACCCGAACCACTAAGGCTTGAGATTAACCCTTCACTCGCATCGGTAATAGTATCGATGGAACCAGATAAAATGTATAGGTTCTTAATACCACCGCTATTATCGCGACAGCCTAGTTCAAATCCTGATGTAATATCACAAGTTGCCATATTTTATTCTGGTTTTAGTTGATTTGGGAGGGACAAGCCCTCCCTTATCAATGGGTTAATATTATGCTAAATCGTTAGATACCCAGAACTCAGGGTAAGCGATTTGAACACCTAGTTTAGTTGAGATTCTGTGACGTAGTTGGTCAGTGTTAATGTCATACCAAAGTTGGAACTCTGAGAAGTCAGACATTAAATCTGTACCTGCAACGATTTGTTTAGCAGGACCAGCTACAAGACGGTCAGAACCACCTAAACCTACTGTACCTACAACTTTAACGTTTTGGAATGGGTAAACCATTTCTAGGATACCACCTCTGTTTGAGATAGCTTCTGGGTTAAAGTAGTAGTTATTTGCTTTACGTAAAGCGTTTGTGTAAATACGGAACTTAGGGATTGACATAAAGATAGTTAAGTCATCTCTATCCGCTACATCAGCAGGGATGTTTTCAATCATTACGTCTAATGCGTCAAGTGCAGTATCAGCAGTGAATGAACCAGTAGCAGCACCACCAGCAACAACTACACCAGTAGTTGAACCAGAGATAAGTGTTTTTAGACCAGTTCCACCATCTGTACATCCTGAATCACCTGACCATAGGAAGTTATCGTTTGATTTTTGGAACTGATTTACTAACAATCCTGCGTATGCTTCAGCAGTTTTGAATGTTTCGTTGTATGAACCTGGCTCTAAGTCCGCGATTCCTAAGTAATACTTATCCATATCTTTTAGACAGATACCGTCAAAAGATGTTCTAGGACATACAGTGATGTTTCTTTGTGAATAAGTTAATGAACCTGAAGGAGTTGATACACACGTTCCGTATTGAACTTGTAAATCTACTTCCATTAGGTTGATTGGTTCTTGGTGTTTAACACCTTCTTTTACAGTTACGTATTCCATTGTAGAACCACCGTAAACTGATTTTACTAAAAGCTCGCCCGCAATCTCGTTATTAAATGCTGACAGAGCGCTTACGTCTAAACTCATTTTTATTTATTTTTAAGTTGGTTAATAGCTAACTTTATTCTGTCAGCGTTAGCAGCTGAATCTACATTAAACTCTTGATAGCGTGGTTTGTTTGAAGAGAAACCTTGGTTGCCATAAGCACCTTGAGGTCCTGATTTCATAGTTGAAACAGCAGCTGGAACGTCCATTACCTTAACTACTTTTTCTTCTAACTCCATCATTTTTTCCTTCATTTTACCCATTTCTTCTTGAATAGCAGATACGATTTCTTCAACGATTTCCTTAGCGTCAACAGTTTCTTCCATCATTTCGTCTTTAACCTCTTCGATTACTTCCTCAACGATGTCTTCAACTACATCCTCTACTTCCATCATTTCTTCTTCTTTTTTTTCAGCGAAATCTTCTGCTGAAGCTTCTACTTCCTTAGAAATGCTTTCAACGATTGAATCTTTAGTTACGATTGTAATACCACCCATCAGTTTGTGCTCACCGTTAGGTGCGTCCATTTCCTGACCATCAGTAGTTACAACGATTACTTTATCACCTACTTCAAGTTCATCACCTGGGAACTTAAGAACAAATGCCGAGTTTTCATCAGCGATTTCGCCAAATACCTCTGCTACCTCTTCTGTAACTTCCTCAGTAAACTCTTCTGTGATTTCTTCGTTAACGATTTCTTCAGTAGCATCAGCCTCTACAAGCGAAAAATGTGCTTTCACTAGTTCTTTTAGTTCATTAGATGTCATAAGATTCTAATATTTATTTGGTTGATACTTGAATGTATACAGAACACCCAAGTGGTGTTCCGTCAATACATACTACAAAGTCTTTGTAGATTTACTTTTTATTCCAAATAGAGTAACAAACAGCAGTTGCTTGCTCTCTAGTTCTATTTTCTTTATCTATAAGTTCAGGAACACATCTATTGATAAAATCTTCCTGTCTCTCGTATGGTAATGGAGTTGGCATTATTTCTTTATTTTTAAGTGTGAGCCATCACATAGACCTCCTGGATGTTGAGTCATACCACAGGCACAACTACCATTCTTTCTACATCTTGTTTTACTCATCATTATACTTTCAAATAGACCTTCTACAGAAAATCCTTTTACTAATCCACTTTTGATATAATCGTCCCAAACACCTAAGTCTTCAACTTTGTATTTTCCATACCATTGACCTTTTTTAGGGCTGAAACCATAGTTTAGTGATTTGTCTTTATCCTCATCTTCAACTAACCAGCTTTCTACCAAATAAGCATCTACTCTATCATCTGAAGAGTGTTCAATATTTACTCTATCAATGATTTTATCTTTCATTGCTTTATAAGCTAGTTTTTTAATAGTATCCTCAGTAAAGTAAACAAAATACTCATCACCATTCTCATCTCTTCTAGGAATAAGTTTATTTGGTGTCATAAGCGGACCAACTAAGATTTGTTGCTCATCAACAGCAGCGAATGATTCTTTATCTGCTTTACCTGTTTTAGTTTGAATAACAGGACGATTTAGAGTTGTTCCATCTAGGATTCTATTGGATTTCGCAAGTGGTCGTTTATTATTTGTAACATCGCTGTCTCGTTTATAGAATACCTCTTCCCAGTAGTGCCTACAGTTATAACTTCCTTTGTATCTGAATATGTCGTAGATTCCAAACTCTTCATTTGCTCCAGTGATTGATAAGTTGTTTATATCTTCCTTTCTAAAAACCTTATTTAACTTCATTAACCTAGCACAAAAATCTCTATTGCGAGAATCACGAGGTCCTGTGTATCTGTATCTTACAGCTAAGTTTCCAAAATCTGCTGTTGATGGCTTATTAGGTGTGCTTGTTATAGTGGCAAATACTTCCTTATAAAACGCTGCCTTATCTACTTCAATATAACCCGCGCCTACCATCTCGTCATCGCTTATACCCACGGATTCTAAAGCATCAAGGATAGCATCTTGTCTATCATCTGGTAAAGAATCAAATGTAGTTTGTAATGCTTTATCTGTTGCCTCACTATGTTTAGCACAAGGCATATAAGCGATTTCACCACTTTCTAAAGTATGTTCGTGGTAACCATCACATCCTATTTCTTTTGCTTTAGCTATTGCTTCCTCTTTTGTAGAATAAACATTGATACCATCGATTTTATCTATAATAGCAAACTCTGTAATCAATCCTTCTACTATTTTTGACATAGCTTCTTTCTTAGGATGTTTAGCTGGTAATAAATCGTAATCAGTAGTGTATTTTTTATTTTGAGGTCTACCATTTTTTAGTAGATATAGGAAGGCATTTACGCGTGCCATTGCCCATTGCTTTGCTCCTCCACGTGCTGCTACGGCTGGTGACCTTGATGTGTTATAAGCGCCTAATCCTCGCTGATAAACGGCCTTAAGTGCCCCAATGTTAGCACCATAGCCTAGTTTTTCTTTATATTTTTCGTTAAAATCATCACTTTTTTTCTGTAATGATTTTTCTATTTCTTTACTTACTTTAGCCCCACGAGTAGTTCCAGCATTACCTTTAGCTGTTCCTTTACCTTTAGGATTTGGATTTTTAGTTTTTGATTTAGGAGCTTTTGGAGATGCTTTTACACCACCACGAGGTCCTACTTCAGCAAACTCTTCACCTGCTTGTCTTAGGATTTTTTCGGCCCAAGGCAAAGCAGAAGGACCACCCCAAAGCAAATAAGATATATAACCGCAGGCATCATAGTTTCGTCTATCACGTTGTAGTTCATAGTTGTCTTTTTGTCTAATAAGGAAGCTACGCATACGTCTAACTGTATCAAGAGAAATAGGTTCTCTATTTGCTAGTTGCTGGGCTCTAACTTTACCAACTTGCGTAGCACATTTATTATTGTTTTCTTTATTGCGTTTAATACCTTGTTTAGCTGCCTCAACTGCTGCTTGAGGATAGTTAGTATATGTTTCGGCAAAATCTTGTTTGCTGAAATACATAAAATCCTCTTCAATAGCTGGTTGTTCAACTAATGCTACAGCATCAATACCTGCTAATACGCTATTTTCGTCAATATCTAGTTTTACGATTTTCATATTATGGGAACTGTCTTCTATTATTTAATAATGTGTTTGCTTCTAGCTCATTAGCTACCTCCGACGATAATACATACGCGCGAACCAAACCACTGTTGTCTCCTACAGTAGGTGCTACTGTTCCTGTTGCTCCATCTATTGTTTGAGTTCCAGTAGTGAATGCTTGAGGAGCGTTTACACCACCAGGCACACCTCCACCTGAGCCATCAAATGTTGAGTTTCTAATATCACCTATAGCACGTGAAGCTGCTACACCAATAGCTGCTACTTGAGCAGCACCAATAATAGGACCTAAAACAGGACCAAACTGTTGTGCTGCGGCAAATGCTTGGAAAGCAGCTTGTGTAGATGAAGTTATTACCTCTGCGATTTTATATTTTTTAGCTCTTTCAAATGCTTCCTCACTACCATCATCTACTACCTCTACTAATGCTGAAGTAAGTTCACTAGCGGCTTGTAAGTTAGAACCAATAGCTGTTGCTGTCTCGGATGCGAAGAACTTTTTAAGTTTAGCATTTGTTTCTTTTAACCCTTGTCTAAATGATAAGTCAAATCCTGTAACAAATGTATCACCAACTTCCTCACCTGCTTCCTCTACCTCATCTAACTCAATCTCTTCAATAATCAAATCAGGTAGTTCTTTAATAGCTTGGGTAGTAAAATCAAATAAAGTTTTTACTATTTCTTCATTTATTTTTTGTAGTTCTGGTTGTAAATCAGATACTGTTTTTTCATAATCTTCTATTAACTGTTGTCCTTCTTTAATCTGTTGTTGTCTAACAGTCTCAGCAGCAATGATTTGGTTGTAATATTTTTCTGCTTCTAATCTCTTTTTTTCTTGAAGAGCAATAATATTATCAGCTGTCTCTTGTTCAATCCTACCTGAAGCAACAGCAGCGTTAGCAGCATTTATCTCTGCTTGTGCTCTATTTTTAGCTTCAGTAGCACGTTCTTTTTCAAACTCGATTTGTTCTTGAATAGTAACGTTTCGTGCTTTAGCTGATGCCTCTAAAATAGCAAGTTGTTCTTCACCTGAGAAATATTGACGATTAATACCATCTAATAAATCAAGTTGTTTTTGTAGTTGTTCATTGTATTGCTTAGTTGTATCTCTACTAGCTCTAGAGGCACCTGTGAAAGCAATAATACCAGCAGTTACAGTCCCAATAGCGATAGCTAATGCTGTGTATGGGTTTGCTAATATAGCTAGTTTTAGTCTATTAAATGCTTTTGTAGCTATTCCAACGATACCTCCAGATGCTCTTAAACCTTCATTTAACTCCTTAACACCTTCAAATATTCGTTTTGAACCATCAGCAAAAGCAATAGCACCAACTGCTGCTGCTTCAAACTGTTGTGCTTGTTCTTCTGTTAATGCCCCTGATACTGCTAAAGAACCAGCTAATACCTCTACCGAACCACCAACAATATTAATGGCTCCACCTAATGTTTTAATCCTATTTTCTTGTTTCTCTAAGGAATCATTAAGTTGTTCAGCTGCTGCATCTGCTCCCTCTAAGGCAGTATCTAGCTGGTTTATATCCTGGGTAGCTTCCCCAGTATTTGCTTTTACGTTTACTGTTACTGTTGCCATATTATTAAGCTTTTGCTTGTGTTACTATCCAACTACCTGATTCATAAGCATACAATGTTACAGCATCAAATGCTTTTTTAAGTTCTACAAAACTTGGTGAAAATACACTATCAACTGTATCACTACCTGAACCATATAATCTGATTCTTGTGTTTGATGCTAAGTTTTCATCACCAAAGAATCTAAGTTCCCTTTTATATCCTACACTATCTCTACCTACCATATTATTTGGGTCTGTATCTGGTAAATAAACATCTGCTGTTCCTTGACTACCTGACCATATAAAGTGTGTATAATAATCGTGTGCGTATTCACTACCTGTTAAATAAATAGTATCACCAGGACTGATTGTAATAATCCTATTATCACTAAACTTAGCACCTATTTGTTGGTAAGAACCTAAATATGCTCTACCACTAAAATCTTCACCATTTATATTTTCCCTTGATTCTAAATCTCTATTAGGATTAATAACAGTTGTGTTAACTAAATCTGTTACCGTTCTTTCTTGTGTATCAAAGTTACCTATTACAATATTACTATTACCTCCATCGATTGTTAAATCTTGTCCTATAGCGACAGACTTATTTGAGCCACTAATGCGGGTGTTCTCACCAGCAATAATGGTTGATAACGTGGTATCTTCGCTAATAGACGATGTAGTTGATTGTTGTATAGCACTATTTTCTACACCTCTTTCTATTGTATTAGATGTTCCTGTTACTGAAACGTATTTAGATGATTCTTGTATTGTATTTGAATCACCTTCTACTCTAGCGATTACAACATTATTTTCAACTTTATTGTTATCACCTCTAGCATCAATAGTTTCTGCTGATTTGTCTACCTCATTTAGACCAATATTGGTTTGAGCTATAAACCTTGCCTCTGTTGGTTTTAGTGTATTCCAAACTGTAGTATTATCACTACCAAATACTCCTAATCCATCACGTGAGGCAGCACCTGGGACAGCACTACCTGTATAAGTTGCTCCTGAACTAAAGTCTTCATACCCTACTAAGCCTGATTCACTAAATGAGTTATCATCAATAGTAATATCAACTGGTTCATCATCAATAAAAATACGTCTTCTAGGGAACTTAAGTTTACGAGGTAATGTTTTGATAAGTTCTACCTCAACACTATCTTCACGAGTTACATTAGCACCATTGATTCTATTGATTCTATAATAATGTCCATCAATGTGGATTTTATCATTAAGTTGTAGCTGTGGAATCTCAGTTGGGTCTAAAAATACATTTAGTGTAACTAATCTACTATCAACATCATAAAGTTCATTAATATAGAATGACCAATACTCTTGGAATGCTGTTCTCTTAGTTTGTCCGTTGTATTCGTTTTGATGATAGTTGTAATGACCTGGAGAATAAACATTACCAAAATGTAAGTCTATTGATTCCGAGAAGTTAGCAGGTGTTGCTTGTAAGTGAGAGGCTAAACCATAATCACTTTCTACGTGAACATCTCCATCCTCATCTTCAAAATAGTAACTACCTAAAGATGTAGCACCAAACTCTGTTGTCCCATATATTCCATTAGCGTCAAATCTACCATTATGGAATAATAATCTTGGTTTAAATAATGTTCTTTTATATGGAGATGATGGGTCACCTTTTTCAGCTAATGTTGGTAATACTGACATTGGTGCTCCATCAATACCTTTTAGAGGTGTAGGTGCGAAATAGTTACCTATTACTTTTTCACCATCAGCTAAATCACTTTCTGAAATATAGTCGAACTCACCATATATTTTATCTTGTGTTCTTTTATGATATTGAACTATTGCTATGTTATCTTCAATATCAGTAAACTTAATGTTTTTAGGTTGATTTTGTAATGGGTGAGATATTTGCCATTTTTTAGAATAATCAACTTTATCACTCCAATCTACTTGAGCACCTTGGTCTACCCAATCATTAAATGGTTCAATGCGAATAACATTTCTCTCATTCCTAACAGGCTCCATTACTAGGTTAAACTTTTGAATCAAACCTGTTAAGAAATCTGGAACTGAAATATCACGGTATATTGGTGCTAAATCTACTGTCCCACCTATAATAGTAGTAGGTCCTTGGACAAGCTCAAATCTAGTAGAACTATTACCTTTTAGCCTTAATGTTTGAACAGCACTTTCACTATTTCGTATAAACGTTAATACTGTAATCTCATCATTAGCAAGTAAAGCAAAGTTTGGTGTTACTACATTTAGTAGACCACTTGTGCTGTTTTGTAGATTAAAAGTATATTTGTCTAACTCACTACCATTTTTATTGATTACAACAGTAACCGAGTTAAATGGGTTTGTTGAGTTTAGAATCTCATAATCAAACTGAACCTTAAACTGATAACTACCTTCAACATCAGCTGTAAATGTAGAAGTTGTTGTATCGTAGCTATTAGCATTATTAGTAAGTGCTGTGTTAAAGTTTACTTGTGTTCTTGCTTGTGTATCTGTATAATCTTGGTTTGCGTTATTAAATGCTAAGAACGATTGTGATACAGGGTTGTCTGTTACAATACCTTTTTTCTCATCAGCAGTCGCTAACACATAAATGTCATCAGTATAGGAGCCAGAAGAAAAAAACGACGAAGTATACGTGTATCCTACGTTATCAAAAATAGTATCTAAAGCGTCTCTTAGTCTAATAGCAGGTTTGAAATCGTCTACTCTAATAGGTGAGGCATAGTTACTAAATGTTCTAGCACCACCACCACCTTTGATTTGTGTATCTGATGGGTTATCTTCATCAAAACCATAGTTGATTAAAGGATAAAATATAGCACCATCTAATAAATCTCTATCCCAAGATGAAGTAATATTACCATATGTGTAATCGTGCTCGAGAGATGAGAAATCTAAATCACTAAATGTTTTATCCTTAATAAGTTGTCCAAAATCAATAATCTCATTTACTACAACTACATTGTAAATGTCATTACCTTGATTATCAGTAACTACACTTTCTAGATAAAGTTTACCAGTAAATACTTCTTGCCCGTTTTGTAATACTTGACAAGGTGAAGTTTTAATAAACGAGGTAGCAGGTGTAGCACCTACATCGTATAGATTACCAAAGAACTCATTATTATTTTTTGATGGTGGTAGTATTAGTTTTTGAGATGAAACACCAAATACAGTCCCAATATTGCCTGATTCAATAGCTGAGATATCAAGCTTGAATGGCGCATCCTCGAGTAAATCTAAATCGTATTTTACTCCATCATCATTTGTTGCTCTAAGTATAGTCATTATTCTCTATCTCTTTGTCCGTTAGCAAATGTATAGTTAACAGTGTATCTATATAGTTTTTGGCTTCTTGGATTTGTTTTTTCTGTAACAGAAGCATTTGTAACAACTACAGGCCACCATTCACCATTAGGTCTTTGTAAATATACATCAGTGGAGAAGAACATTTCTCTAATATTGTCAGCATCTGTTTGATTTAAGTAATCAGTATTTGCTGTTCTATTTTTAGTAACTTTATTGTAGTAGTTATTTCTACCTCTTCTTTCTCTATTGTATGTTACACTATTGCCTGTAGTAGAATAGTTTACAAATGATTGCTGGTATTCTTGTCTTTCAATGTTTGAGGTAGTTGTTTCTGCTAATGCGAAGTTGTAGTAATCCCAAACACCATATTCATTTTTCCAAGCAAATCTTACTCCATTAAATCCACAGTTAGCATCAGTAATGTCGTATCGTTATTCCCCTCAAACACCATTTGTATTAATACCTGGTTCTGTAGACTGGTTGTTAAATGTTAAAGTATAGTATGATAAAGTAGATTGTAATGTAATACCACTATCAACTAAGTTTTCTGGTCCTGCTGGGAAATGAACTAATCTTGTAGTTTCA